CTATAATCTAGTTAATCAAATAGGCGCAGACGCGCCACACTCACACGGAGCAACAGCCCGCGACAACCCTAACAGGTGACGCGGGCTTTTTTTATTTATGCCATTTGATAACGTGCCAGACGATAAACAAGAAGCAATGCACAACTGCGTTATGAAGTTGATGAACGAAGGCACACCCGAAGAAAGTGCTATTGCTATCTGCTTTACCTCCATTGTTGAAGGCAAGACTAAACCGCAACTAGAGAGCGCCGAGCGTGCCGCGATACAGGCAGAGGTAAAGATTATCGCGGAGGATGCTAACTCGGCGACTGTGGGCGGCTATGGGGTTGTATTCGGCGGGCGCGACTTGACGGGCGACCAATTCACCGCAGACACGGATTTTAATCTTGGTTACGTTCCCGCACCCGCCGTCTTTTATGACCACACGATGACAGGGCTTAATCACCGACTGGGCGAAGTGGTGAAGATTACTAAGGACGAAAAGGGATTATGGATTGAGGCGCAGTTACAACGGAGCGCGGAATACGTTGACGAAGTTTTGCAACTCGTTAAAAAGGGCGTGCTAGGTTGGTCTAGCGGCTCTATCTCCCATTTAGTGCGGCGCGAAAAGGGCGTGATTAAGAATTGGACTATTGCCGAATTTAGCCTGACCCCTACCCCCGCCGAACCTCGCACTATCGGCGTAACACAGTTAAAGACCATTGACGCAAACGCGGAAGGCGGGCGCGACGATGATAAAAATAAACCATCTACCATTACGGAGAACTTAAAAATGTCTGACGAAATTACCGCCGCCGTTGAAGCGGCATTGAATAAGCGCGAGGCTGAAGCCAAAGCGAAGATTGAACGCGAAGCCGAGCTTAAAGCGGCTGAGGAACGCGGCGCACAAAAAGCCCGCGATGAAGCCAAAGCCACCGCGAAAGCGGGCGGGTATGCTACCAATATCAAGCGTGTGACTGAGCGCGGCGATAGCAACGATGAGACTAAGGCTTACCTTCACTTTTTCCGCACGGGGCAACACAATAGCGCGGTCAAAGCCAGCAATGATGACGAGCAAACTGTCGGCACGACAACCGAAGGCGGTTATGCCGTTCCGACGGGCTTAGTGAATAACATCTTTGCGCGTAAGGATGATATGGACTTAGCGCAAATTTTGGGCGTAACCCGCGTGACGGGTAAAGGCACGACTGTTGATTACGTTGTGGATAACGAAGATGACGGCGAGTTTGTTAGCACTTCGGAAACGTCCAATTTTGACCGCGATGCCGCCGTGATTGACAAAAAGTCTTTCACCCTCGTTAAATACACCAAGAAGGTGCAACTCACCTACGAATTGATGCAAGATGAGGACGCGCAGTTTGAAGCGTTTATCACCAACTGGGTCGGGCGCGGCATGGCTAAAACCATGAACGATTTGCTTATCTCGGAAGTTGAAAGCAACGGCACTTCGCTCAAGACGTTTGCCGCCGCCGCGACCATTGCGGCAGGCGAAATTGACGTGATGCCCTTCAACGCGGCGTTAGCGAATTACCTTGACGACTCGCGTTCGGTTGCTTGGGTGATGAACCCCGCGACGCACGGCTTAATCTACACCCTGAGCGGCAATAACCGCATCTATGCGGATGTGACGCAAGGGAACGGCGCGGGATTGGCTACGGGTGCTAAAGGCTCGTTGCTCGGCTACCCTGTCCACTACACCGCCGCCGCCGATGCGTATGCCGCTAGCAAGAAGTCGGTGTTCTTCGGCAACTGGTCAACTGTTGGGTATCGGTTAGACCCTGAATTAACCGTGTTACGCGACCCGTATTCCAGCGCAGGCGCGGGCATCGTCAATCTTCACTTCTACTTCCGCGCAGTTTTCAAAGTTTTACAAGCTGAAGGTATTGGCTTCGGCGTGCATCCTAGCGCCTAACGCTAACAACTAAATAACAACAGAGCGCCCGCAGAGATGCGGGCGTTTTGTTTAACTTGACTAGGGGCATAAAATAAAAGCATGAAGCCAATAAACACAACGAGAGTTTTAGTATTTATCGCCACCTATCGCCACCACCCCGAAACGCTTTACAGCGTCAATGCCTTACAGCACGAAGCCACGCTTGATATATTTATGAGCCGTGACAATCCCTACAAAGGAGCAGAGCAAAATAAAAACATCTTGCACCAATACCAAAAGGCGCAGGCATTAGCGGCGGGTTACGATTGGGTGCTAACTGTGGAGGATGACATGATACTACCCGCCGATGCGTTAGTGCGTTTGCAAAACACGGCGGGCTTGACGCGGGCGCAAGTGGTATTCGGTGTATATCATTTTCGCCGTCATTCGCTCATGGGTAATATCACCCACCCAAAGACGGGCGTAAGCATTGACCACAAAGACTGGATTAGGAATTTTAAAGAGGCGCGGGCAATTCCTTGCGGCGGTCTAGGCTGGGGATGCACCTTGATTGACGCGCAACTATTCGCCGCTACAAAACTCCGCACGGCTAACATGAGTTATACAGATAGCGATACTTGCTTTGCTGAGGATATGCGGAAGGCTGGCGTGGTGATGTATGCTGACTTTGGCGTTAGGTGTGGGCATATCAGACCCGACGGCGCGATTTTATATCCAGGCGCAGAGCAAACGAAGCCGCGCATAGTGGGCGAGTTGAAACGCTGGGAGGTAGAGATTGAGGCAATAGATACCTTTGGCGGGCGCACGCTTGATAATGTTATGTTTGTCGTGCGTCGCGGGGAACGCGCAATGCTAGATAGCGAATTAGCATATACCTTACAAACGGCTGGGCAATTAAAGATTATTGGAGAGCGACATGACTAATACTTGCATCCTTTTACCATCGGCACGGCAAGACGGCTTAGACGCTTGCCTTGAAACGTTGCGGGGAACGCCCGCTCATATCGCCGTCTCACTTTACAATGTTGACGCGCCGCGCTGGTTTTATGAGCGCGGGAACGTGACCGCGATTGTGCGAAACAAACGCGAGTATGATAACGGCGCGGTGTGGGCATGGAATGATTTATTGCGAACTGTGCCGCATTATGATTATTATGTGCTTGCCGCCGATGACTTGCGTTTCGTGGGCGAATGGTTAGAACACGCTCACGCCGCACTAGATAGTATCGGCGGGCGCGGGCTTGTGGCGTTTAACGATTTGCATAGTGACGGCAACGAATATGCCGCGCATTGGATAGCAAGCCGCGATTTTATCGTCTCGCACTTGGGCGGCGTGATGTATCCGCCTCATTACGTCTCATGGTGGGCGGATAGGGAAGTTAGCGATATCGCTAAACAAGTCGGTCAGTATGTTTATGCTGAAGCGGCAGTAGTCCATCATATGCATCCCACCTTTGGCGCGGGCGAAGATGACAAGATTTATACGGATGCCCGCGCCCATCATGTAGAGGATTTACGGACACTCATCGCACGGCGGGCGGTAGGTTATCCGAAAGACTACGCTCCAATTATCAAATAGATATATCAGCAAAACGAGGAAAAACTTACATGAGGACTTTGCACATTATCACCCGCCACCTGACCACTCGCCCGAAACTCTACGCGGCGCATATCGCCGCGCTGGACGCGCAGAGCGTAGACGATTTTATCGTTACCACTATCCGAGACAATCGCGGGCGTGGGGTAGCGTGGGCGCAAACGCAAATGAAATACGTTCATGCGGTGGGTGAGTGGGTTTGGGTGCTTGATGATGACGACTTAGCCGCGCTTGATGCGGTGCAAAACATCATCACGGCGATTGAGACTAACCGCAGTTATGATGCGCTTCTATTTCAGTTTGACCACAACGGCGCGATACTACCCTCGTTTTTTGATGACGGCTTGCCGCGTGAGGGTTATGTGGGTGTGCCGTCTCTAGTGGTCAAGCGCGATGTATGGATGCAATCGCGGCAAGACTTCGGGGCGCGGTATGCGGGTGACTGGGATTGGATTAGCGCGGTGCTTGCCTTTTGGCGCTGGAAGTTTATCCCCGTCTGCATTGGGCGCGTGGGGCGCGTGAGTAAAGGCGAGGGCGATATTTAGCGCCCATGCTATAATCTAATCAGATAACAGTATAGCGGCGAAAAACCGCAATCACACACGGAGCGACAGCCCGCGAAGTCTAGAATAGACGGCGCGGGCTTTTTGTTTATGGCAATCACAAACGGCTATACCACCCTGCAAAACGTAAAAGACCTGCTAAACCTCTCTAGCACTAACGCCACCGATGATGCCACGATTGAGCGCATGGTAGAGGGAGCATCGCGCCTGATAGATAACATTTGCGGCGGGCGCACCTTTTACGGGCGCACCGAGACGCGATACTATGACACGCCCGAAGATGATACGCTTTTTGTAGATGATGACCTATTGAGCATTACTACTCTCACAAACGGAGATAGCACGACCATTTCAAGCACGGAATATCATCTACTCCCAAAAAATGAAACGCCGAAGCACAGCATTAAATTAAAAGAGACTAGCACAACGTCTTGGGAGGACAATAACGGATATGGCGAGTTAGTTAT